GTTAATCAAAGCTTCAAGCTTGTCACTTGGAACTCTGGTGTAATTGTCACCAAATTGTTTCTTTACTTCTTCAGAGAGATTAAGTTCCTTAATCTTTGCATAAATTTCTTTTCTTGTCATTGTAATAAATTGTTAATTGTTAAATAATGGGGTTATAGTTTCAATAAATTTCTCCTTGCCTACTATTTTATAAAAATCTGAAATATCCTTACCTCCTTCAAATTGTGGGAGTATTATATTCTTAAATCCAGTTTCTTCTGAAGTCTTTTGTGCATAAGCTAAACCTGCCTTGTCATTATCATATAGGATATAGATATTCTTGAATCTTGATTTAAGGTTTTTCTGTGCAGTAGTGCTCATTACATATCCTTCTCCTTGCAATGCTATAGCAGGAATTCCAGTATTGCAAGTAAGGCACAATGCATCTTTTACACTAGAACATAAACAAACTTTATCTCCTTTCTCAGGTAAAGTACTCCATAATGATACAACATCCCCTCTATGGGTACCTAACCATTTATATCCTTTTATATTATAAGGCTGATATAGTTTTATAGTGACTTTCTTATCTTTTCTTTCAACATATGCATAAGCTAGTTTATCCATAGGAATAGCCATTGTTTTACCATCCTTCTCTATAATCCTATGTGATACTGGATATACATCTGCTTTCTTTAAGGCTTCGATTGTAACTCCATAAGACTCCCAATATTCTTTGTCATAAGGTTTCCAGTTTCTTACTTTCACTTCTATATTCTTGCTGGAATCTAAGGTGTGATTTACAGTTACCGCTTTTTTTGCTTTCTTGTTGCTGTTATCTTTAGTTTCAATAAGGTTTTTATTTAACTTTTCAACAGCTTCTGGTATACTCACACCCCAATATAAAGAGAAGAACTTTAACATTCCTCCATGCTCTCCTGTGGAGAAATCCTTAAAATAAAGATTTACACCATCAGGAGAGTATATTTTAAATGAAGGATGTTTGTCGTCTCTTAAAGGAGATTTTATTAGGCAAGGTATCTTTGTAATTCCAAAGAATTCATTGAGTAGAACAGAAAAGTCTACCTCTTTTGACAGGATATGATAATCTACTGTCTCCTTACCTAATGCAATCATAATTAATCCCAGGGATTATCTGTGGTAGAAGTTTCTTCTGCCTCAAAGTTAGTGGCAGCAGGAGAATATTCTTTCAGAGGACCAAAAGTAAATTCAGTATTTGCATACCTTCCACTAGTTGCAGGGTTGGTATTAATCTTATCTAATTCCTTAGCAAAACCTTCAGACTGATACTTTCCACTAGTGGTTTTAAATCCTTTATAGAATTTATCACTAAAGAAGGTTTGATATTCTCTATTTTGGTCATCAGTTCCTATGCCAAACATTACTTGGGCAGTATTGATAGGTCTACCTGCAAAAGTATCCTTAATTTCTTTGACATCACCATTGAACCAACGGTCAATATGGTCAAACCTGACTTCACAATCAGCAGGAGTGGCTTTTGGATTAGGCACCCATTGACCATCAATATAAGCTGTCAAATTAGGAATACCCATGTAAGCTTTTACAAATTGAGTAAAATTGTCTTCTCCAATAAACGAAGGACGATAATCCTTTGCAACATTGATAGCACTGCCTGTAGATGATACAGGAATTTCATGAGTTTTAAGTTGGTCTTCAGTTACCCAAGCAGTTCTTCCATAAGAATCAATAACTTGGAAAGTTCCTTTGGTAGGACTAGCAAATCTTTGATTCTTAATAGAAAATTTCATAATAAGGATTTCGTCAATTTCAATAGGTTTCACATAGAGAGTAACCTTAATTTTCTTTACTCCATCCTTTTCAGTTACATAAACAGGCTCTTCTTCAACTTCTCTACCAAGCTTTGCCAATTCTGCCTTGGTAGGATTGACAGCCAAAACATTCACATTACCAATTCCAGTGTATCTCTTGAATGATACTTCTTTTGTTTCATTACCTTTTGCAATTGCCATAGTAATATTACTTTTAAATTATTAATTATTGATTTACTTCTTCTGTTGTCTCAACAGGCTTCGGAGCAATATAATACACATTTGCCTGAGCATCAAACTCAACTACATCAGTATTAGGGACATACTTTGTAATCTTCAAAGCACGACCATTCTTGTCAGTCTTAACTGAACCTGTGGTAGGATCAACATAGTCACTAACAACTCTCTTGACAATTTCTTCACTGGTATAACCGCCAGTAAGAATCTTAGTGCCATATTCCATACCTTCAATCTGTGCATTGATAGCTTCAAGTTCTGCTACATACTTTTCTAACTTTGCTCTCTTCTCAATAAGAGGTAAAACATTCTGGGCAGTTCTCTTAATGGTAGCCCACTGTCTTGTTGACAATTCTTTCTTTTCCATAATTAATTAATTAATTTGATTGATTGATTTGTTATTTTTTTCACCATTAAATGGCATAATATTTTCTGATTGTATCATCTACAAGTTTAAGACTATTAGGAATTTCAAACTTATCGAACATTCCAATAGGAGTCTTTGCAGATGAATGGTTTGCTTTTGTTTGGAAATAATATCTATTATCTCCTTCATCACCATAATCCACTCTAGTCATAAAGACTATCGGATAGAATCCTTCTGGCTGTACTTTGGTTAGCTTTTTTCCAATAACACTGAAAACCATTTTTTCAGTGCCGTCTGATTGGGTTTGAAGCATTGTGTGACCCATAACATATACTATTTGGTCATTTCTTAGATTGTTACAAATTGAATTAAGTTCAATTACATCATTCGTTTTGTTACATACAAGCTCTTTATCTTGTACTCTCCTTCTTTCAAAGGAGTATCGGACTATATCATCACTTTGTATCTCTACAAAGGCAGGGCACTCTTGTCTGATTTATTGTTTAAGCTACTCATCAGTTAGTCTCTGAACCTTCTACATACTTTTATGCTTTTCTGTAGCTTGGCTGCTGATTGGCATAGATAGCAAATCCTTAGCTTTCCAGCAATTCACCCTGTTTATTGTGGCCAATGATTTTATAATTCATTTCAGGACATACAAATTCTTTTATAATATCTACAAACTTGTTATAGTCTTTTTGTATTAAATACAATATTTCTTTATCTTTATTTTTATGTATATGTACAGTAAGACCAAAATTCTTAATCATCATATCTTGTAATTTAAGTTGACTATTATGATTAAAACCGTTTGTACTAAAGTAAGCTCCTGTTGGATGATGTATTGCTCCATCATCCATATACCATATAGCTAATCCTATAGGACCTAATTCATATATAGTATCTGGAACTTCTTTCTTGGGATTATACCAATCTTCTCTATATTTATTAAAAGATTGGTTTACTTTGGTAACTATTTGACAATATCCATTGTCTTTAATAATTCTTCCATTTATTATTCCGTTTCTGTAAGAATTTGTACGTTCACTATACTTAACGTGAAGTCCACTTTGTTCAAACAGTTTATACTTATGTAATACATATTGTTTTTGAACTAGACTGTGCCTTACTACCAAAATACAATTTGTTCTCTTTCTTATTATAGAACCATCTCCTAACATTGAACCTAAAATAAGTTGATTTGCCATAGGAGATATTTCTATAGGAGGTTGAGTACATAATATTTTGTTTCTTAAGGCAAGTTTCTCTGAAAAAGAGAAAGTTTTAATATTTTCTCTTTCAATAAAATCTCTCATATCTTTGAGAGGTTCATTAAACATTGTAGATAAATTACAAACTGTTAATTCTGGGTTTTCTTCTAATTTTGCTAAAATTAAATCTTTGTCCAACATATTTTTATAATTAAAGTTGGTGCAAAGATACGAAAAATATTTTAATTATGCAATAGCCACATCACGCCACTGGTCGAAACTAAGCTTTTTCCTTTCATTAAATTCCTTCATTGACAAATAAATATTGATTGTATCAATGGCAATGGATTTAATGTTTTCTTGTTTTGAACAATAGTCCAACCACTTCTTGATGTCAGCAAAATCCTTTGGTTCACAATAATTATGCTTCTCTTTACTCCACATTCCAGCAGGAAAAGGCAAAGCCTTGCCATCTAGATTCATAATAAAATGACTATCAGGATTCATTCCTTGATAATTCTTAGGGTCATATTTACCATCTGGCCCTATAATAGTAGAAGTTGACTTGCCGTCACCACTACTTCCTAAAATTGCTACTAATACTGACATTTAACTTGTTTTTACTTTAAATATATTTAATTTCTTAAACCAACTAAACAAAGTAGTCTCTACTTTCTTTGGTTTATCTAAACTCTCTGCATACTTATAAACTTTCTCAAGTTCTGCTTTATTATCAGGCAATGGCATTTCAAAGAAACTACAAGTTGCTCCATCAAAGAATAATGGACATATTCCTCCTAGCTCACCATCACGGTTTACTACAACTTCTAAGAATCTAATATGGTCTTTAAGTCTTCTGATATCATATCCCATGTACTCAGGAAGACTGTATTTATAAGGATTAAACAAACCAAATAATACATTTTGGTCTTTCTGTGTATAGGTCGAATCAGCCAAGCCAGCTCCAGATGGCCTAATTCTTCCAAGTTTTACACTATCATTGCTTTCTCCTGAGGTATTCTGTTGTTGAATTACAATAGAGGTAAATCCATATCTATTTCTTAAATATTTTGCAAGATATTCACTTGTCTTGTCTATTGCCTCCTTTTTATTCATTCCTCTCTCCAAATCTATGATTCCTATATGGTCCAATACAATAATTCTATATTCTGTTGGATCATTAGGTTCATAATAGTCAAAGATTTCAGTATCTGAATATTCTACTTTTTTCTTATACACAGTACCATTGGCTTCAGCATAATTTCGGCACTCCTTTAATATACCTGTTGGGTTAGCTGTGCTACTAAACACAAAAGACTCTTCAAAAGCATCAAAATATTTTTTATATTCTTCACTTTCAAGCTTATCAATTATTTCAATTGGTAATGGGGAATCATTTCTTGTGCTTCTTAGATTCTGAGGAGAAATTCTTATCTTGTCAACTCTCGCTAATATCCAACTTTGAAACCTATTCATTATTTTTTCATCTGTCTCTTCAAAATTATAGAAGAACACTCTTAATTTGAGCTGGCTTGGGTGTTCTATTGCATATACTAGAGCCTCAAATAAAAGATTTAGAGTAAATTGAGTTTTGGAACCCTTGGTATAACTTGTGATACCATAATATACACCCTGCTCTAATCCTGGAAAGTCATAAGAAAATCTCTTAAATGGAGAAGGAATACTATTAATCTTACCATCAAGAAGGTTTTGTCTTCTCTTCTTAAGATTAGTTATTGCTCTTTGTACTAAACCTTCACTCATACCAAATGTGTCTGCCATAAATTATTGTCTAAATCCTCTTGTCCTTCATTAGTTATGTAAGACATAAAATCCGACCTTAATTCTCCAGTAGATGGGTCCTTCTTAAGAATAAAATACTTCAGTAACTGCATATATGTATAGTCTCCATTGAAGGATTCAATATACTTTTTTGCTGCTCGTACTGCTTGTTCTTTTGTAAAATTGAACACATACTTGTTTTTAAGAGTTTTTAGCTTTTGTGCTATAATAGCAGTACTATCCTTCCAATAATAAGCTGTTCCTGGTTTTTTACCATCAGGAAATACTGCTCTTAAGGCATCTGCAACGTCATAAAACCATTTTTCATCTATAGTTACAGATTGTTGAAGTAATACTGATACTAATAAATCCTCCTTTCCTTCTGTTATAGCACTGAATTCTCCTTCTTTAATTTCTGCTAATCCATTATCTATTAACTCTTTTTCAATCTCTTTTATGTCACACCCTTTAGCATATAGAAACCAATAAAGACATTCTGCAATATGAATTTTATATTTCTCAAGTATTGCATCATCAATTGTTATCTTCATATTTAAATTCCTTTACATATTCTTCATTTATACCTTCCAACGCATTTACTAAATACTCTTCATCTCTTGTATTCTTAAAATATAGAATATATTGTACAGGAAAATCAGACCTTAATACTCTTCCAGTACGCTGGATAAATCTTAATTTCTGACCATCTAATTGTATAATTATTCCAACTTCAATACCTTTTAGATTCATACCTTCTTGTAACATATTGACAGCAAAGAGTTTATTGGATTTGAAACTATTAAAATCTTCCAGAGCCTTAGAATCAGACTTTGAATGAATTGCATATTTTCCTCCTAATTCATTTGCTTGTTCAATTGAGGTACAAAAACATATAAATCTCTTATCTTCTACATACTTAACCAACCTCTCTGCTTCTTTGGTTTTAAGCTCTCCAAGAAATCTCTTTCTTCTTGAACCATATTGTAACCATTGATTCTTCATTATTTCACTCCTATACATCTCAAACACTCTCTTATAATAGTCCATCTTTTTAGTTAGATACTCATAATGTTGTGCTTGAGTGCATCTGATATGAACTTCTGCATTAGGATTAGCCTTTTTGAATAACTTACTAGTAATTCTAAAGACTTGATTATAGTCACAATATAGCTTTTTCCTAAGCTTCTCTTTACCCCAAGTTTCCACTATTTCTTCATTAGCTACCTTGTTATCCAATTCTAAAGGAATTAATCTTATTTCAGGTTTTTGTATTATTCCTGAATCAATAGCATCTTGAAGTGAATAATTTATCTTGGTTATTGTATCTTTCATACAATATTCAAGTTTGTTTAGAAAGTTATAACTTAATGTAGCAGAAAGGAATATTCTTAACTTAGGAATAAGAGTACCAAAGTATCCAAGTCTTATAGAAGTGTTAAGATGATGTGCTTCATCAAATAT